AGTCTAATGTCCTCGTTTCAAAACTAGCATCCCCACGACCCTGACGAGTAAAGCTCATGGTAAGCTTAATACGAGTGCCGGTATTGATGAGGCCCAAATCAAAACCCGTGTAAACCAAATAGGGATAGCTACCCGATACTTGCGGTCCACCCTCTGTACGCTGGTCGTCACCACCGTTGGTTCCGGCAGACTGTTCTCCGGGGAACAGGTTCACTATTCCCAATGGAAGGCCATATGTGAAGTTGGGCTTCATCTTCATATATGTACCACCAATAGCTGGTACGGGTTCAGGGCCCGTGTCGTCTAGCTCGCCCTCGGCGAAAGACTTCTTTTCCAATACGGTAGCGTAAGTGCAAGACGTAACAGCACCAGAGGTGTCGCTCTTTACGACGTACCTGTCTCCGTCTTCAACTTTAGCGGCGTTCTCTCCTTCGAGCAGGAAATACACCTCTCCCGAATCGGTAGGATACTCAAAGTTCTGATTGGTATAGATGGTCTCGTAGTTCTCTCTGTCGGACTTGATGACGAACTTGTATCGCGAGGCCCAAGAAGGAGCCAACATAAGAGATGGTATTGTAACTCGTATCTGGTTTTGGAAAATGGATTGCCCGCAATCAACCTCAACTTTGTTATTAGGCGCGACAAGAGCCGTGCTAGAGCGGCCATAGTCGTCCATATAGACGACACCAACCTCATACACGCGGTTGCTATGGAGACTCTTAGCAGATGGTGTGACAGGAATGACACCGTCGGGGCTATCCAAAGGCGAACGAACCAAAGTCGCATTGAACCCAAGCTTAACGGACAGCCCGTTGAGGTTGAGCATGTCATACCCCTCGAAATAATTACCATAGACAATCCTATTGCCCATCAAGGTCTGAGCCTTAGCCAGCCTAGGGACGTTGTCATACAGCCGCAGTATCTCGCTCTCCGGAAGGATGGTGAAAATCTTCTGCTTGCTGAACTGGATGGTATATGGAGAGTTGTCCGTCAAAGCGGTGTCAGCCTTATCCACCTTCTCAATGACGCGGATGATATTGTCATCCATCTCCTTAAACAGGATGTCGATGCCCTTGACCAAAGAGCTGCCCGTGTTTACGGTTACGTCGCACACTTGCACGGAGTTGACCATACCCTCGTTGAGGTATGACTCAGTAGTAAAAGCAAAAGGCTCGCTCTCAAAGATGGGCTCACTGAACTGTGACGTAGCCGAGTACTCGTTGTTGGCATACTCCCACCGGTAGCCAAAACACAGAAACCTGTCTTCGAGATAGTCTTCCCGCGAAACCACCGCCACCGCCGCAACGTCAGGAGCCGCTGGTGGAGGGCGCTTGATAACGAGGATGTCGTCATACAACAGTCCGCCGTCAGCAAAAGCCACAGGCTCAGGATAAGCCGTGCCTATATTAATTCGGCGAGGAGGGTTGATGTCGTCGGTAAAGAACAACAGGTTGTCAACCAAGTTGATGCCAGTAATCAGATGCTGCGGGTCGAAGTTCAATACGCTCGTGCTGACCACATGGTACGTCAGCAGGTCGCTACGCATGTTGTACGAGACGATGAGGTCGAGGACACCAGAGTAACCGGTGTCCACAAACGCAGGGTCATGAACGAACCAGTATATGGTCTCGTTGGCTCCGTCGCTATACGCCCCTAAGCAAGTAGCCTGCTCACTAAGGGCAGTACCTGTAGGTGGGTACACCAATGTGGTGAGCCTCGTATTCCCCTTGGTGTTTTCTACCGCTCCAATCTCCGAGTCCTCGGTGGAACCCATACGGATATTGCGGGCATCGATATACTCTCCGTTGGGGACAAGGCGCTCGTCGACGCTCTTGTTCATGCGCCCCTTGATGAAGTTCCGTACGAGGTTTGCCATTACTTAATCCACTTATCGCGACCACGCAGGTTCATGAGCAACCGACCCGGATGGATATTGCTGATGCGAATCTTCGCGTTGCGCAGGAGCGCGTTTTTCTTTTTCCTTGCCCGACTAACGATATACTCCTGTACACCAAGCTTGGCGTCGAGGATAGCGTACTGGATATACGCATAGACGTACTCCTCAAACAGCTTGTTGACCGTAATGGCAGCGTTGTCACCACCCTCCATGCCGTCGCTAACGTACTCAAGGATGACCAACTCGTCAGACATATCGCTGCTGAAGTTGATGACACCACCCTTCTTATCGATGCTAAACGTAGGGTTGATGTTAGCGGTTTCGGTATTCAATCCGTACCGCGCTCCGATATTGTAATCGAAATACCAATCGCCGTCACAGCAGTAACCAAACTGACCGTCGAACTGACTGTTGCCGTTTAGATATATGCTCTTCTTGGTACCAGAAATCCTGTTGTAATCGATGGTAGAGTTCTCCGGACGAAGGATGTTTCCACTCTCATCAAACAGGATGTTACAGTCGTTGTCCTGTAGGTACGCAGCACTGAAGTTGGTTTGGATATTCTCCGTCAACGGGCGCAAGACACCGTCCCTATACAGGCTGATGCGAACCCAGTTGACGTAGTCGGGAGGGAAGACATACCGCAACCGGTCGCAAACGTTGAGCTCGAGGATTTTAATCTCCTTGAACGCGTCGTAGTTGAGCTCTTGGATGGCTCGCTTGGCGTGGAACAAAATCTTATACCGCTCCTCGTTATTAACCAAGGAGTGGTTGCCCATATACATGAGCTGGAAGTTGGTTACGATGTCCTGTAGCGTAACGTACTGATAGCTGCCGTAGTTGGCGTCGTCGTTGTAGTAGGCGTAGTCTGATAGATATGGCATTACTGCTGGGTCTCTTCGGCGTTAGCGTACTGATATACGTCACCCTCTCGGATACTCATGCCAGCCATCTGCAAGATGCGATATACCAGCCTAGGCTCGTCATCGATGGGTAGCTCAAAGTCTTGGTAGTCGGTCTGAGTCGATTCGAACACAGGCTCTCCATTTCCCAGCAAGGTTACATACGTCCACTTCGGGTCGAAGGGGTAGCGGATGTACTGAGCAATGAGGTCGCCCGCTTGGTTAAAGGATGCAGGAAACACGGTCAAGTCCCCTCCTTCTACGGTGTAAGCCGGATATTGTGTCGACGGAGCTGTCAACATAGAGCTGTTGAGAAGGGTAATCTTCCCGTGCGTTACCGCCTCGGCCTCGACGCCACCAGCCAAGACTTTGTTCAGCAGGTAGTAGTCGTCACCCGTAGTCGCCTGAGAGGGGGTAGAGAAAATATTCCCAGTAACCTGAGACAAAGGATTGGTGACGGAGAAAACGTCGATAGACTCCCTCACACTTTTGTTCATGTCCGCGTACTCCGTACCCGACATACGGGCGTTCTCGGCGTTGATGACTTTGTTGAGGTCGGTAAAGTATCCCTCGAAAATCTCTAGCTGAGCCTGCTTAGCGAACAGGTTGAAGTCGGAGGGAGAGACGTAACCGTAGTTGTTCTTGTTCAGAATCGACAAGACCGTATTACGCACGGAGTTAATCATTCACTAAAGATAACGCCAAACGAAAAAGCCACCCGAAGGTGGCTTTCTCTAGGAATAAATCAGTTTTCAATACGAGAATTCGGCAGCCGCACCAAACGTCCTAATGTTGATAGGAGAGTCATTGCGATATCCACCTGCTACAGACTTGGAGATAGCATCAGCAACATCATCTAAAGAACCTTGGGATTCATTTGACGATATAGACGCATAGTTGTCCTCCTCAAATTTGTATCCAGTAAGAACTATTTCTAGATTATCACTATTGAAATAAAAAACATCTATAGCCTCTACGTTATAGAAAGCTTTCTTATCTGTCGTGACATAAATGCTATCGTAACCACCCATAGGAATATCGGTAGTTAACTGAGTTGGGCTATCGACAGATACAACTCCACATCCACTTAGCGTATAATTAAGGTCTTCAGTTGAGCTAGTATCCACGCGGGAGCCCGGAGAAAACAGTTGCAAAAAATTGTAGTCGGTACCGTCTTGAATAACCTTAAACGCTAAATCAGCGGTAAGGACAAAATAGTAATCGCCTACACCTTTGATGATATCCTTATCCAAGGTGAGCTCTGTAATGCTATCGACGACAGTAACTGTAGCAAACGTGCCCGGATGGTCAGCCAACACCACCACATCACCTACAACTACTTGAGCGAAAGGAGCAGCGCTATCGATTAGCTTGAATGCAGCGATGGATGTCGGCTCCGTATTGGCGAGAGTACCTGTCACACGGTTAGATACCGCGTCAAAATTAAGGTGTTGAGGAAAGCTAATAGTCATGGCGTCGCTGGAGCAATTGATGTAATTTCAAAAGGAACTTCTGTAGCCTCAAAGATTACCTCTTCGTAAGGAGTATCCGCGATAAGCTGAACGTTTTCATACCACCACCGCGTCATAGCATTATCAGTCTCTGCGGCGTGAGTGATATTAACAATACCGTCTAGAGTCTGAAGCTGCGTAACGGTGTTAACACCATCGGCAGGTCGGCACCAGAGCACACCAAGGACATTGAAGTAGGTGATACCTACATCCGTATTAGGAATCTTCAAATATTTCTTCATCATAAAAATTCTGTAATGACAGCAGGGCCGTCGGTAGCAGGAATAATCGATTTGTTACCGGGCCTTTGTAGCGCAGCAGAAACCAACCCTTGGATATAACCATCCATTAGGACTGCTAAAGTGTTGTCTTCAGGAAGCGTTAAAGGGAGGGAAAATTGCCCCCCAGACTCATCAAAAAAATCATGAGCATTATAGGTAAGGTGCTCGACATTGATAAGATAATCGAAAGGGGTGCCTGACTCAGGCTCAAACTTCAAGCTTATATACTTTGCCATGGGCTAAAGATAGTGCTTATGAAACCAACGTGTCGAGGACGCGGAGGTACTCAAGGCCCTCGTCACTAAGGAGGTAGCTAGTAGCTAAGACCACAGGGTCCTGACCGTGAGGTACCGTAAGGAGCTTCTTTTTGTTCTCAGGGCCGTTGAACCAAATCTCCGTCTTGTTGCGACGGTATGAGAGGAGGTTCTCAGAAAAGAACTGGAGAATCTTACCCTGCAATTTCAGGTCAGGGTCGTTAGCCAGAGTAAGGAAGTGCTCAGGCTCACGGCGAACAGCGATAAGCATATCGCGGCGTAGCTCTGCCGTGGTGTATTTGGATGGGTTGATGCCCAACATAAGGCGGGCCATAGTCTCAAGCTGGTCGATGGTCAAAGCCTTGCACTCGATGAGCGCGTCGACTTCCATATTCAACTGCTCTACCTCAGCCTCAGCATCGCGCTCGAGGTTCAGCTCCTCAAACTGAGCACCGTTCATAGGGTGGTGGTCCAAGAACTGCTGTAGGACCGGGTTCGTCTTAGAAACGTGGAGCATACCATCCTCAAAGATGATGGGCTCGACAATGGCGTTACCATCTTGCTCGTCTTCAAAGGGAGTCCTTTGGTTGCGGGCGTAGCGTAGCACACGGTTTTCACCTTTCTCCTCGTCCCAATACAGGAGAGGCTTGCGGTTGGTGCTACGACCGGGAATCATAAAAGAAAGGGGGGCACGTCCTCGGAGGAGGCGGTAGCTTTTATCTGTAGTCATGTCTATTTTAATTAAAGGGATGGATAGAAGGGGGCGCCCAATGCGCCCCCCAATATCCGGTTTACAATCAGTCGTTGAAGAGGAAGAAGTTGTTCGCTCCCATCACGCACACAGCACGCTCAGAAAGGAAGTGGACTTCCATCGCATCGAGAGAGCTGGTAGCAGCACCTCCGGCAGAACCTGTAATCCAAGTCTTATACCGGCGGTCCTCAGTTTCAGAGGCGCGGTAGCGGACATGGAGGAAGGGACGCTTGGCGTTCTTACCCATCACTTGGTCATAGACCGTCGTGCTTCCAGCAGGAACCAACAGCCCGTTGACAACACCGTTGGTGAGGTCGCCACGCATGGTTGGGTCGTTCAAGTACTTCCAGTCAGACTTGTAGAAGTCGTAACCACGGCGGAAGCCCGTGAAGCCAAGGTTGAGAGCCATCTTCTCGTCGTTGTCGAAAAGACCGTAGCTAGTACCGCCGGCACCGTAGCTGTTTTGTGCAGCCAGCATGTCGTCGATATCGAAGCTCATCTCACGATTCACGAAGAGAACGTTCTCCTCGATAGCACCCTGCTTATCCAAGCGAGAGATGATGGAATCGAAGTCAGCCAAGGTAGATGGGATGCCACCAGACCAGAGGTTTCCGCGAGTCTCTACAGCGTAGAAGATGCCCTCAGAACCAGCGTTGATAGTACCCGCGCCTGTAGCAGTGCTAAGCACACCTTCAGCACCGGAACCGGTAGCAGCAGGAACAGCCTCAATCATAGCTGTCTCGAGGTAGTCGTCGAAGCGGAGACGTGTCTCGTGCTCGGACTTCAAGTACCACAAGTATCCGGTAGCACCGTTCTCTGTGGTCACCTCAATCCATCCAATCTGAGCCATGTCAGAACCAGACACTTCGTAACGGTCCTTCAAGATGATGGGCTTGTTATCGAAGATGAGGTCGTCGGCCTCGAGAGAGTTCTCCATTCCGGGAGTACCCTTCTTAAACTCAGAACCGTAAATCATTACGGTACACGCAACGCCGTCGGCAACAGCTTGACCAGTAGCTTCGTAGTAAGCGACTTCAAAAGTATTAGCGGTATAGTCAACAGCGGTAACAACAGCTTTATTGCTGAGATTAGAACCGGCTGTGTTGTCCGTAATGAATACCGTCTGACCAACGCGGATAGCGATGCCGCCCGTTCCGGGGTTAAGGGTGTCGACTACCGTAAACGTAGAGCCAGTAGTGGTAATAGCAACTGGAGTACAGTTGGTGTACTTAGTGTGGAGACGACCTTGCTCAGCCCACTTAATCATG